TTAACTTTCTTCACCTTGTCAATAGGTTTTGATGAAGTTTTGTTGAAGGAGATGGAATTATGCAGAATCACGCCATTCTCCACAGTGATCTGAATTGCTTTTACGCTTCCGTTGAGACAATGCTCGATCCACGCCTCCGGGGCAAAGCCATTGCGGTCTGTGGAAGTACAGAAGGCCGCCAGGGGGGGATTGTCCCAGCAAAGGAATGCTGCGTTTATTGGTTCGAGTAATAATTGTGCTCAATTTGTATTTGAACTATTGACAATCAGCGGTTCAACAATTATAATTATCGTACCAACTCAAGGAGGAAAGATATGTCACGTCAATTTGATGAATACATGGAAGGAAAATTCGAAGTGCTCGGTGAAACATATGAGGTTGTTGAACCTGAGAATTTTGAGGAATTAATGCAAGCGCTCCATGTTAGGGAAGTAATCCAAACCGCCATAAGTAGCCTTATGCATGACGAAGATTCTAGCAGACTTTGTACACTTATGGACAAGCAGAACGATTTCATCCAGGAATACCTTGATTCCATCGGAAATTTTGACAACCGCTACCTTATCAGCAACATTGCTTTTCTTGCTAAAAAAAATAGCCTGCGCATCGGAGAAATTGAAAATATGCTTGGTCTAAGTGCAGGTTATATTTCCAGGACAGCCAAGGAGAATTCTGCAAAAAAGCTAAGCATCGATGTCGTATGGAAAATCGCTCGTTTGTTTGAAGTTGACATCAGACACCTACTGGAAACGGATCTGCAGATTCCAGATTCCAATTCTGACCTTGCAGCCAAATTCCTTGAAAAAGTCTACCGAGATACTGAGTCTGGTCTTGTTGAATGGCAGTGCAATGGCGGAGTCATAGCAGCACTCGATGATAGCTTTTCTGGATCTGGTCTTGTCACTTACGAAAAGGACAAGCCGTACTATCACTCTATGTATTTGAACCGAGATGCTCGTTTCGTGCTTGCGGATGATATCTTCGCCTGCGAGAATATTGCTCTTGAGGCGGAAGTACTAATCGTTCCGTTTTACCTTGAAAGTTCGGGTGAGCAAGCCATGCAGTATGAATTCATCTTCCGACACTCCATCGATGATGAAAACGACCCCAAATATGGGTCCTACTATTTTACTCGCATGTTTACGACAGCTGATGACCCCTTCTCCCATCTGGACAGTCCTGCAAGCAGATTGTATAAGTTGCTCAAGGATCGTGAATACGATACAAGAATGTCGTCGGGGGCCAAAGCAGTCATCACCAGCTATCTGAAGTCTGGACTGAAGTAATCGGAGGCACCTATATATGGAAGAAAACATTGTTTCCAAGCCTCACCTCATCAAAACCCCCGTTCACAAAATTCCTATCGGGGAGCCCGTTAAAAATCCAGACGGGCACTACAGCATTCGGATTAAGAAGCCGAAAGGAAACGAATACGAGGAGCTATCCCTTGATCATCTGATTTCGATGGTGGTAATGGAAGCAGACTCCCATCCTAAAACAAAGCAGGTTCCTCATTTAGAGGGAGCCGCTTCCACCTAGTAATTTAATAGGCTCAAGACGAGCGAAACCAGTGTGAGTTTGGCCGACACGAGCATCTTACGGATACCATATCCGTGGATGTTTGTGTCGGCTATTTTATTTTTCACGAAAGGAGGTATTTGTCTATGACCCAAGTCAAGGATCTAAACCGAAAGCGAGTATGCGATATCAGCGATGATGGAAAGAGTGCCTACATCCGCCGTGGAGACTGCATAACCAAGATTACCGCCGACACGGACGGCAATCTTAAGGTCACTTACGAAAAGTCCATCAAAGCATCATAATTCAACAATCACTAACAATGATCCGCCAGAACGCAAGACGGCAGTGCGGGATCTGAGTTCTCTCTTATGGGAGAAGCAGGTCTCACCCTGCCGTCTTTTCCGTTTCCAGCGGATTTTGCGGCTCTGGACGGATTCATCGGATCTGAAAGGAGCTACATATGAAAATCAAATATGCATTCTTGGACGGAACAGTGACGGAGGTCGAGGTTTCTGACGAAATCGGTGCCGTCATCATCGACAGCCGTAAGGCGGAGCACGCGCAGGACGAGCGTCATCGCTACCATTGCTACTCCTACGACGCCATCGACTACGAGGGCGAGGAGTACGGTGCTTGCGACGAATATGCCGTAGAGGATGATTCGGCAGAACAGACCGCTCGTATCCGAGAAGCCTTCTCGCATTTGACTGCCACCCAGCAGCGCCGGCTTCGAATGTACGCAAACGGCAAGACCCTGCGGGAAATCGCTGCCATCGAAGAGGCCAGCTTTCAGTCTGTTCCCGAGTCCATCGAGGCGGGCAGAAAAAAGTTTTTGAAATTTTTCCGCCAGACACCCTGACAAATCCCCGATTTTTCTGGGTACACCGGAAGGCAACAAAATACAAGCCCTCCGGAAAGGACGGTAACCCCGTATGAGACACAACTTGAATATCCGTGTTTCAGACAAGCCCAGAAACGGCGGCATAGTTGCTTGCAGAGCGGTCAGCATCCGCGAGAAACTCTTCACCCTGCTTCTGGGTCCCAAGCAGAAGGTCATGGTCGTGGTTCCCGGCAACTCGGTCGAGTCCATTGCCATCACCGAAGTTCCGATGGGAGGTGGTGTACATGAGTAAGGTCAAGCTCCTGCTCGATGTGGTCGAGGATCTTCGCTCACTGGCGGACAGCGTTCATGCTGTAGCAGATGCCATGCTGCAGAATGAGCCGACTGTCGATGCAGAGGCGGAGACGCCTGCACCCGCTCCCAAGAAGGAACTGACGCTGGAAGAAGTCCGAGCAGTCCTCGGTGAAAAGAGCCGAGCCGGATTCACGACCGAGATCCAGGCGCTCCTTAAAAAGTACGGTGCTCCGAAGCTCTCCGGCATCGACCCCAAGCACTACGAGGCACTGCTCAAGGATGTGGAGGTGCTGAAGGATGCCCCCTAATCGTCACGCAATCCTCTCGGCCTCTTCCTCCCACCGCTGGCTCCACTGCAATCCATCCGCAAGGTTGGAATTGGAGTTTGAGGACAGAGAAACGGAAGCCGCAGCCGAAGGCACCGCCGCTCATGCGCTGGCGGAACACAAGCTCCGCAAGGCGCTGAAGATGCGCTCCACCCGCCCGGTCAGCAAGTACGACTCCGACGAAATGGAGATGTACACGGACGGCTACCTGGAATTCGTTCTGGAAGCCATCGAGGAAGCCCGGCAGGACTGCCCGGACCCCAAGGTACTCATTGAGCAGCGGCTGGACTTCTCCTGCTATGTGCCGGACGGCTTCGGCACCGGCGACTGCCTCATCGTGGCAGACAAGCTCCTCCACATTATCGATCTGAAGTACGGCCAGGGCGTGTTGGTGAATGCCGAGGAAAATCCGCAGATGATGCTGTATGCGCTCGGCGCACTCCGTATCTTCGATTGTCTCTACGACATTGAGACAGTTTCTATGACCATCTACCAGCCGCGCCGAGAGAATGTCAGCACCTGGGTCATTTCCGTTGCCGAGCTTCTGGATTGGGCGGATAAGACACTGAAACCCAAGGCCGAGCTTGCCTTCAAAGGCGAAGGTGAATACTGCCCCGGAAGCTGGTGCCAATTCTGCAAGGCGGCGGTCAAGTGCCGAGCCAGAGCTGATGCCAAGCTCCAACTTGCCAAATACGAGTTTGCCCAGCCGCCTCTGCTTTCCGATGCGGAGATCGGCGACATTCTTGGCAAGCTGGATGACCTCACTAAATGGGCAAATGAACTCATGGCCTACGCCCAGGACGCAGCGGTCAACCACGGAAAACAGTGGTCCGGCTACAAGCTGGTGGAGAGCCGCACTAATCGCAAGTACACCGACGAGGATGCCGTTGTCGCTGCTGCCCGTGCGGCCGGGTATACCGACATCTTCAAGAAGTCCCTCATTCCCATCACCGAGATGGAGAAGCTCATGGGCAAAAAGACCTTTTCCGAGGTGCTCGGCAGTCTGGTCGTCAAGCCCAAAGGAAAGCCGACGCTCGTTCCCGCATCCGACCGGCGTCCGGCTATTACGACCACGGGTGCAAAACAAGACTTTACCGACTATAAAGGAGAACTGTAATTATGGCTAACAAGATGAATTCGACCAAAGTTGTGACCGGCGTTGTCCGCCTGTCCTACGCAAACGTGTGGGAGCCTGCCTCCATCAACGGCAGCAACCCCAAGTATTCCGTATCCCTCATTATCCCGAAATCCGATAAGCAGACCCTCGACGCTATCAACGCAGCCGTGGACGCTGCCATCAAGGAAGGCGTCGCCAAGTTCGGCGGGAAGATTCCCAATAAGGCGGCTCTGAAGCTCCCGCTCCGTGACGGCGATACCGAGCGTGACGATGAAGCCTACAAGAACAGCTTCTTCGTGAACGCCAACAGCACTACCGCGCCCCAGATCGTGGACCGCAGCGTTCAGCCGATCCTCGATCGCTCCGAGGTGTATTCTGGCTGCTATGCCAGAGTGTCCGTCAACTTCTACGCCTTCAATTCCAACGGCAACCGCGGCATTGCCTGTGGTCTGGGCAACATTCAGAAGGTTCGTGACGGTGAGCCTCTCGGCGGCAAGTCCTCTGCGGCTGACGATTTCGCCACCGACCTGGACGACGACTTCCTGTCCTGAGAAAGGAGTGCAACACAATGGAACTGATTCAGAACATCCTGGTAACCGCCCTCCTTGGCATCTGGGCCTGCCTCAGCATCGGCTTCTTCGTTTGGTTGGTGCAGGGCGTCAGCAATGACCACAAGCGTGAAAAGCGTGAGAAGGAACAGGCTTCCCGTGACCTGGAATATCACGAGAAGCGCATGAAGGAATTGAAGTAACCCCAGACGGCTCTGTGGGTGGCAGAAATTGACCTCTGCCACCCATATTCCGTAGGAAGGAATGCGTATGAAAACACTTAGCATCGATATCGAGACCTTCTCCTCCGAGAACCTCACCAAGTGCGGCGTGTACCGCTATGCCGAAGCCCCAGACTTTGAGGTGCTGCTCTTCGGCTACTCCGCAGACGGTGCACCGGTGCAGGTCGTGGATCTGACTGCCGGAGAAACGCTTCCTGCCGCTGTCTGCTCTGCGCTGACCGACCCTACCGTGACCAAATGGGCATTCAACGCACAGTTCGAGCGTGTGTGTCTGTCCCGCTATCTTGGATACCCAACCGGACAATATCTCGACCCGTCCTCCTGGCACTGCACGATGGTCTGGGCGGCAACACTGGGTCTGCCGCTTTCCTTGGAAGGTGTCGGCGCTGTGCTGGGTCTCGAAAAGCAGAAACTCAAAGAAGGCAAAGACCTCATTCGGTATTTCTGCACCCCGGCAAAAGTAAGAGACGGTTCGCCCATTCGACATTATCCGACAGATGCGCCGGAGAAATGGTCGCTTTTCAAAGCTTACAACCTTCGGGATGTGGAAACGGAAATGTCCATTCAGCAGAAGCTCTCCAAGTTCCCGGTCACGGAGTCGGAGTGGCGCAACTACACCCTCGACCAGCAGATCAATGACCGGGGCATCATGCTCGACCGCACCCTCGTCACCCAGGCGATTCGCTGTGATGAACGCTTCAAGCGGACGCACATGGAGCAGGCTCGCTCCGTCACCGGCTTAGATAACCCCAACAGTCCGGTGCAGCTCAAAGCATGGCTTGCCGAAAAAGGCGTGGAGGCAGATTCACTCTCCAAAGCCGCCGTGGCGGATATGCTCGAAAAAGCGGACGGAGAAGTGGAGCTGGCGCTCTCCCTGCGGCAGAAGCTTGCCAAGAGCAGCGTCAAGAAATACACCGCCATGCAGACGGTGGTCGGCTCGGATGACCGTGCCAGAGGACTGATCCAGTTTTATGGTGCCAACCGCACCGGACGCTATGCCGGTCGGCTCATCCAGGTGCAGAACCTGCCGCAGAACCATCTGCCGGATCTGGACACCGCACGGGCACTGGTCCGCAGTGGCAATACGGACGCCGTGGAAATGCTCTATGACTCCGTGCCGCTGGTATTGTCCGAGCTTATCCGAACCGCCTTTGTGCCGAAACCCGGATGCCGCTTTTATGTGGCAGACTTCTCCGCCATCGAGGCGAGAGTCATCGCGTGGATCGCCGGAGAGCATTGGCGGCAGGATGTTTTTGCAAACGGTGGCGACATTTACTGCGCTTCCGCTTCGCAGATGTTCCATGTCCCCGTGGAAAAGCACGGTGTGAACGGGCATCTGCGGCAGAAAGGCAAAATTGCCGAGCTGGCTCTTGGCTACGGTGGCTCCGTTGGTGCGCTGAAAGCAATGGGCGCACTGAACTACGGCTTACAGGAAGAAGAACTGAAACCACTGGTGGATGCCTGGCGTCTGTCCAACCCCCATATTACAAAGTTCTGGTGGGATGTGGACAAAGCAGCTTCCACCTGCGTCCGAGAGCGAACTGTCACAGAAACACACGGCATTCGCTTCTATTATCAGAGCGGCATGATGTTCGTGGTGCTGCCTTCCGGCAGACGGTTGGTGTATGTGAAGCCGAAAATGGGTCTGAACCGCTTCGGCAATGAGTCCGTGACCTATGAAGGTGTCGGCGAACAGAAAAAGTGGCTGCGGCTGGAAAGCTACGGGCCCAAGTTCGTGGAGAACATCGTCCAGGCGACGGCGAGGGACATCCTTGCGGAAGCCATGCTCCGGCTGAATGCTGCCGGGTACCGTATCGTCATGCACGTCCATGATGAAGCGGTCATCGAAGCATCGCCGGATACTTCTTTGGAGAATATCTGCTCCGTCATGGGGCAAACGCCCGCTTGGGCATCGGGGCTGCTGCTCCGAGCAGACGGCTATGTCTGCGATTTTTATAAGAAAGACTGAGGTGACCCAAATGGGAGTCAATAAATTTAATTGCGAGGGGTATTACGACCCCACTGCCTACGAGGCACTGACGAAGATCGAGCAGGAAGCCAAGGCACTCCGGGCCTTCCGTCCTGTGGTGTATATCTGCTCTCCGCTGGCCGGGGATTTGGTGAAAAACCAGGAGAACGCCCGTACTTACTGCCGCTTCGCCGTGGAAGCTGGGTGCGTACCCATCGCGCCGCACATCTATTTCACCCAATTCATGAATGACAATGATCGCAGGGAGCGTGACTTGGCACTGTTCATGGACATCGTCCTACTCTCCAAATGCGCCGAGCTGTGGGTGTTCGGAGAGAAAATCACCAACGGCATGAGCATCGAGATCGAGAAAGCAAAACGAAAAGGTCAGCTTATCCGTTACTTTACCGAAAACTGTGAGGAGGTACACAGATGAAGATCGCAGTCGGCAATAGCCGCATGGATAAAAAATGGAAGAACCAGGACATCTCCTGGGCGGATCTCTGCGCCCGCTGCGGCAGCACTATCCGCACCACGGAAACGGTTGAAGAATACCGCAAGCTGAAAAAGGGTCAGCAGGACGGCATCAAGGATGTGGGCGGCTTCGTCGGAGGGCATCTCCGGGAAGGTCGCCGCAAAAACGGCATGGTGCTGTGCCGCTCTCTGCTCACGCTGGATATGGACTACGGCACCCCGGATATCTGGGATGAAATTACGCTGTTCCACGATTTCAAGTGCTGCGTCTATTCCACCCATAAACACACGCCGGAGCATCCCCGCCTTCGTTTGCTCATTCCGCTGAAACGGGAGATCAGCGAGGAGGAATATCCGGCAGTTGCCCGCATGATGGCAAAGGAGATCGGCATTGACCTCTTTGACGATACCACCTACGAGGCATCCCGGCTCATGTATTGGCCTTCCACCTCCGCCAACGGCGAGTTTTTCTACAAGGTGCAGGACGGCGCAGAGCTTGACCCGGATGAGTACCTTTCCCACTACGATGATTGGCACGACGCCTCCACTTGGCCGGTTTCCAGCCGCCAGTCCGAGGTGGTGCAGCACAGCATTGCCCAGCAGGCCGATCCGCTGACGAAGCCGGGTGTGGTGGGGGCTTTCTGTCGTGCCTATACCGTGGAGGAAGCCATCGACACCTTTCTCTCGGATGTGTATGCACCGTCTGCGATGAACGGCCGTTACGACTATATCCCCGCCGATTCGTCTGCCGGTGTTATCGTCTACGACGGCAAGTTCGCATACAGCCACCATGCCACAGACCCGGTCTGCGGTCGGCTGCTGAATGCTTTTGACCTGGTGCGCCTGCATCGTTTCCGTGACCTGGACGATAAGTGCGCCCCGGATACCGCACCCAGCAAGCTGCCGTCCTTCCAGGCAATGTCGGATTTTGCCCTCAAGGACGAGAAAGTCAAAGCGGTCTTTGCCGAGGAGCGCAAAGCCCAAGCAAGCGAAGAATTCTCCGACGAGGACTGGCAGAAAGCCTTGGAGCTGGACAAGGCCGGCAAGGTGAAAAACACGCTGCAGAACCTCACCGTGATCCTCATGAACGACCCGCTTCTGAAACCGCTGGTGTTCAATCAGCTTCTGGACGGCATGGAGATCAAGGGCGATGTGCCTTGGCGGCACCCCTCGAAATTCTGGCGGGATGCGGATGATGCCCAGCTTATCAGCTATGTGGATTCCCACTACGGCACCTTTTCTGCAAGAAACTATGACATTGCCGTGGCGAAGGTCACGGACGACCGCTCCTACCATCCCATTCGGGAGTTCATTGAAAATCTGCCGGAGTGGGACAAGGTTCCCCGTGTGGACACGCTGCTCATCGACTACCTCGGTGCAGACGATAACGAGTATGTCCGAGCTGTCACCCGGAAGACCCTCTGCGCTGCCATCAAGCGTGTGCTGTATCCCGGCTGCAAATTTGACTCCATGCTGGTGCTGAACGGTCCTCAGGGTGTGGGCAAAAGTACCCTTATTGCCAAGCTGGCCGGAGAGTGGTTTTCGGACAGTTTGAACCTGGGCGACACCAAGGATAAGACCGCTGCCGAGAAGCTGCAGGGGTACTGGATCTTGGAGATCGGCGAACTGGCAGGTCTAAAGAAGGCCGAGGTGGAAACGCTGCGTTCCTTCCTCTCCCGTCAGAACGACATTTACCGTGCGGCATTCGGCAAACGGGCGACGCCGCATCTGCGCCAGTGCGTGTTCTTCGGCACAACCAACGCCGAGTCCGGCTATCTGCGGGACACCACCGGAAACCGCCGTTTCTGGCCGGTCAAGACGCCCGGCACGGGCATCAAGCACTCCTGGGATCTGACCCCGGAGCTCATCTGCCAGATCTGGGCGGAAACGCTGGTGTATGTGAAGCAGGGCGAGAAGCTCTATCTGAGTGCCGAGTTGGAAGCACTGTCCAAGGCTGAACAGCGGGAGGCGATGGAGTCCGACGAGCGTGAAGGGCTTGTCCGGCTGTATCTCGACACGCTGCTCCCGGAGGATTGGGACGGCATGGACATCTTCGAGCGCCGCAACTTCCTCACAGGCAGCGACTTCGGCGATACCCAAAAGCACGGTACAGTCAAGCGCACCCAGGTGTCCAACATGGAGATCTGGTGCGAGTGCTTCGGCAAGGAACGTGCCAATATCCGCAGAACGGACAGCAACGAGCTGACCGCCATCCTTGCCCGCCTGGGTTGGAAGCGGCTGGACAGCAAGGTGCGTATCCCGCTTTACGGTCCGCAGTATGTCTTTGTTCCCAAGGAGTGTTCCTAATGAAAATGACTGTACCCGACATCCTTCGGAACAGGTTCCGGGGAGAAGCATATCCGCTCGGCACATTTATGGGAACACCTCATGGGAACGGCGGCGGCCCCATAAGTACCAAAGAAAACAGGCGGTCTTGTTCCTGTGTTCCTAACCTTTCTTATATATCGAAAGAAGAAGGAATAAAGAGCAACAAGCACGCAATACCCGCATTTGCGCACGTAAAGGACTTTTCGGGTTTTGAGAACACTGGAGGTCATTATGCGTGAGAAAACGATAGAAGCAAAGCTGGTGCAGGCTGTACGCACAAAAGGCGGTCTTGCACCGAAGTTTACAAGCCCCGGCCTTGATGGAGTACCTGACCGTCTGGTACTCCTGCCCGGCGGCAGAATCGCCTTCATTGAGTTGAAAGCACCGGACAAAACACTCCGCCCTCTGCAAGTAAGGCGAAAAAGGCAGTTAGAAGCACTCGGCTTTTCGGTGTACTGCATCGATAGCCCCGAACAGATTGGAGGGATACTCAGTGAAATACAAGGCGCATGACTACCAGGCGTATGCCACGAACTTCATCCTGGAGCATCCCATCTCGGCTGTGTTCCTCGACATGGGCCTCGGCAAAAGCGTCATCACGCTTTCCGCCATCTTCGACCTCTGCCTCGACAGCTTTCTGGTTCGCAAGGTGCTGGTCATCGCACCGCTGCGTGTCGCCAGAGATACATGGCCTGCGGAGATCCACAAGTGGGATCATCTGCATGGACTGACCTACTCAGTGGCAGTCGGCACGGAAACCGAGCGCAAGGCGGCTCTTAGGAAAAAGGTCAGCGTGTACATCATCAACCGGGAGAATGTCCAGTGGCTCATTGAGGAGAGCGGCATCCCTTTCGACTACGACATGGTGGTCATCGATGAGTTGTCCTCCTTCAAAAGCTACCAGGCAAAGCGGTTCCGAACGCTCCTCAAGGT